ATATTTATTAGCAAAGAAATGCAAAAAAATAAAGGCTTGTGGTTCAGTGGCAAATATATGGCGATACTCATCAGGAATAATGTGCTCCAATACGGACGTTGCAATCATATTCATCAGATTAGTTTTACCGACACCAGGTTGTCCTCTAAGGAGTAACATGGCTGCTTTTACTTTGACCCTATTATACGAAATATTCAGGGATTCGAATGCCTTCATAAGATCTCTCAACTCTCGCAGGGAGCGAGTTAATATGTTTGTAAGTTTATCATTCCTTGACATCTGAGATTCACGAGCAAGTTGCTCACCATGTCTCATGATGGAATCGGTCAAACGGTACGTATCATAGGAATGTGTCATCACTCCTCTAGAAAACATACCTAACAGTTTACCAACTTCTATAGTCCATTCGGTAACTGAATCATGAAATGAATCAGCAGTTTGAATCCTTGACCATCCCAATACCTTAACCCTAATGAAATTAAGGGCATGTATAAAGAGATCTTTAACGTCAACAAACATATCCATCAAACTCTTTTTAACACGAGTATAATCTTTAAGGAATACTGAAATGGCAGCTGTCTTAATGTACTTGTAAACATCTATACCAGCTAATGAACCCCATATATCGACCAACAAGGTCACTATATCTTCACGAAACTTCATGTAAATACTCTGAGTTTGCACATTAGGTTTATCTGCGTATCTTTCGATAATGGACATTATTCTTGTCACAGCACCACCATTTAAAGCGGCTAGTGACGCGCCAACACCCAATACGATAGCTTGGTACGAAACTTCGTCGGTATACATATATTGATATAATGGATACGCAACAGCTCCTCCAATCGCGAGGAACTTTGCCCAATCTGGGATAGTACCTTGAAATTCAGACGCACTAAACGTGTGTTTAAGAGGCATTTCCATAGTAGTAGAAAATCTATCCATAAGTGCATCAATCTTATCATTGACTTGATCAAGATTATGGTGCATTGTAATTCCCGTATCAGCAACTTTACTAAGTGTCCTGTTGAATTCTCCAATTTTGTCTGGGAGAGAGAACAGTGCTGATTGGGTGTGATAACTACCAGAGATCTCAGCAACGCTAAAATCTTCATAATCATTATTTTTACGCCTCATTTTGGCTTTGAGAGCAGGTGCAATAGCCTTACTAATCTTCTTGCTCGCTGATTTCTGTACTCCCATCTCCTCATTCTTAAGTAGGATTTTCTCCTTCTTAGCCTGTTTTTGGGTTAAAAAAATTTTTTTTTGGTTTTCTTCTTCACCATCGTTGTTAACAACATCAATAGCAAATTTATTTTGGTTATTTTTTTTTGTTTTCACCTTCAGCGCCTTGTGCGCTTTACTAGGTTTAGGTTTAGGATCATCTTCGGGATAAAATTCCGATTTTCCTTCTTCATCAATCTCAAATACTTCCAGGAAGTGTGTCATAAGGAATCTCTCAACTAATAGTATAATCTCAGAATCATCCGTAGGTACGTGTAAAACACGCAAATTGGGACTAGTAACTAAGTATCTGTTAGTAGGATTACCATTATCAATCACTCGTAAAGTTTTGGAAAGGCGTTTCTTGTGTCCTTGTGAGACATAAAGGTTTGCGTTCTCAATTGAGACATTTTTCTTACTTGATGACTTTACTTGCCCTTTAGCGGGTGCCTGCATCTTGGCATTTGAAACTTTGTTAATTCTTTGTGTTGTATTCATATTGCAGTAAGCGTTTTTTAAAAAGGTTATTTGCTCCGAAAAGACTAGATAAAGACTACCCTAAATCCATTGGTTAGCCAATGACTCAACCACTATTGTGGCGGAAAGAATCAGATTCCGACTGATAAGTACAAAATGTACTGGGAAGAAACAGATCCCACTGTTGACTTGCGCCCATTGCATAAAATCAAAGGGCTAGGTTCATAACCATGGATTAGTACGTGACGTGTACAAAAC